GTGGAACTGTCTCAAAGTTTTGGTGGTATAGACTTTTAAATAGTCATCTTTGGGAGAGGGAATGCGTCTAGCCAGTACTGGTAAGATGTATTGATCCTTCTGAGTGAGCTTCAATTGCTCATTCTCCTCTATAAATGATTTAGGTTGCCATTGGATTGGTTCAGCCCGTCGAGGAACAGAAATTGTTCCCGGACGTCCCTCTACACCATTTGCTACGATAATCTTCTCAATCTGAGTCAGTTTGGAAGCATCATCGATGGCCTTAAGGCGCTTCTCGCAGAAGCTACCCATGCGTCTTTGAAATTTGGTGTAATTGGGTTCTAGGACTCCGAAAGTGGAGACTCCCAGACCAGCTTTGGCTTGATGAGCGAAGACGTTGAACGTTGGACAGTGTCCTCCACTCATATATCTTCCCTTATGCATCCATTGCTTGAGACCAATACGGTAATAGGATTTTAACCTATCCCACGCCCGTGGTTTGTTATACGATCCATCCAGCACACGCTCAAAGCGTTCTCCTAAAGGGAGTATCCTGTTTTCAGGACGTGCTGCTGCATTGTTGTTAATAAGCAGACCGACATCAAGATGCTTGATACGGCGGAACGTTGGTTTCTCATCAGTGCCCGACCTCACCCAACACTCAGAATTAACTGTGAAGATAGATGAGTGCACATAGTTCTTTCCGACCGACAATTGTAGGCCGAATCGATTAATGTGCTTCTTCCACAAAGAGTAGAAAGAATCGGGGTCATCACTGGAACGGGGCGTTCTAAAAAGTATGTCATCACCGTTAATAAGAACGGGAAGAGTTGATGGTTCTAGGGTTAAACCCGTGTATTCCTCCATAGCCATCCAGTATGCGACAAAGTTGATCGTACACAGAATAGGGAATGAGAGGACAGAACCCATCAATTGGCCATTTACTTGCTCAGTAACTGGAGGACCCTTTTCTTGATAATGTAACACCTGTGGATACAAGACGTCCCTGAGAGTATCTTTATACATCTCATTGACCTCGTCAGAATCACAGGGCATTTCTGACTGCTCCATCGCCGCTTCAAAAGCAGCAACAGTAGCACGTCTATCAAGTAAATCAGTGGCACTTTTAAAATCACCTGAAACAATTTGACTGAAAACCATGTCAAGATTTTGCTTCTCGGGGTTCAAAAGGATTTGATCCTTGTGCCTACTGATAAAATTATTGGTCTTACTCCATAACCAATGAAGATCATTTTCAACCAAAGGACCTTGAGTCAGCCTCATTTGAGGATATTTGTTGACCAAGGACTTTAAAGACTGTTGCATAGGTTTTGCAAGCCAGTACTTTAGAGCATTTCCTTTTGAAATGATACGAATCTTCAAAGGTTCCAACAGTGGAATGATCTCGACATTTCGATGATCAAATGAGCCATGTGGATTACGTGATAATCGAACAAGATCGTCAAACGAATGAGAGAGCATCTGCCCTTTCTCTTCCACGACTTTATCAGTTCGATGGTCATACCACATTGCAAAAACAG